CAACCACCAAAAGACTGTTCTCGTCGCACTGGCTAAAAACCTGTTCCCTGACGAAATCAAACAGATCCTCTACGAGCGCAAACGTTCCGACGTTTTAAGCGAAGAATCCGTACTCCAAGACTTCATGCAAGGCGATATACCATATCACCATGTAAACAAGGATGCAAACTACATCCGAGCTGTCAACTACATCGAACGCAAGTTCCGACCTCCTACCAAAGTCCGACCTGCTCACATCTTCGACGTTAAGTACCACTACCCACACAAAAATTCTTCTAACGCAGAAGCACCGTTCTCCACAGAACCATACTTCCTCAAGCTGCTCCGTGATCCAATCTACACTGAATCACACTCCCTCAATGCTGACCCGAAACCAACCTTCGGCAACATGAAAGACATCATCTTCGACTGGACTCGTCTCATCCACCACCGGATTAAAGACAACACTGATCCCTTCGACAAACATCTGTACTACATTCTTTTACACAATAAAAGCGCACTTATCGATAAAGACGATCCCAACAAGGTTCGTTCCATCTCTGGTTTTCCACGACCACAGAATATCGGTTACATCATGTTCTTCTGGGCATTATTTGCTCACTACAAGCGCAACATAGGCTCCACTCCACTACTATGGGGCTATGAAACTATCCTCGGCGGATGGTTTAAGCTCAACAACGAGCTCTTCCGCTCCTACATGACCACGTCAATCATCACACTAGACAAATCACGATTCGACAAATACTTTCTCTTCCAAGTGAAAGACGACATCGATGACATGTACTGGTCCTGGATCGATTTCGACAATGGCTACCTGCCTACTCGAAACTACCCAGATACACAGACTGACTGGACCCCCACCAAAGCTACCCGACTGCGAAGACTCTTCGCCTGGCTGCTTTACTCTCACCGCAAGACCCCGACTGTCATTTACGACGGCCGAGCTTTCGTCCGCAATTTCGCGGGTGAACCCTCCGGCATCTACACCACTCAAGTGGACGACACTCTCTACTTCGGTATCACCAACGCTAACTGCCTATTCAATCTAGGCTTCCACGAATCAGACATTCTCCTTTACAAAGGTGAAGGCGACGACATTTTAATGCAACTCGCTTTGTTCATACCACCAAATGAACATCTGTCATTCCTTACACAATATGCTGCAATGGACAACACACTCTTCGGCTCTATCACTAAGCCTGAAAGCTGTGCAATCACACACCAGCCCAACGGTACCACCGTTCTCGGCTACACCAACAATCATGGTTTCCCACACCGTGACACGATTGATCTCCTAGCACAATTCTACCACACCAAAGCTGTCAACCCAACTCCTTCCAAGACTATGGCTATAGCTGTAGGCATCGCCTACGCTTCCATGGGCATGGATAAACGAGTTTGGCGCGTCTGCAAAGATGTGTTTGAATACTACAATCGACAAGGTTACACACCTGACGAACGTACTTTCTCACTCACGTTTTACACGGACATACTCACCACGCCATTCATTGACTACCTTACATTCCCTACTATCCCTGAAATTCAGAACTCCCTTTTGAACTTCGACTATAGTGCTCCACCAACAATGGAACGATTTTACAATCGTTCACACTTTTTGGCAGACTACTAAAGTCTAGGCTCCTGACCGACCGTCAGATATGTATCAGTTTTAAAATTCCTGCAAAAAAAAAAAA